CCAGTGCGCCAATGGATGCCTGCTGGGTTGTATCTTCATAAAATTGAACCGCTCCAAACGAACTGGTTGTAGTGTGGTCAATACGCAGATGGGGTGTAGTCGCAGCCCTGAGGTGAAGTAAATCGCCAACCGTCGTAGCGCCAATCCCTACTCTGTTATTGGTGGCATCAACGTAGAGTGTATTGCTATCAATGTTGACATTGCCACTTGAATCAATCGTCATGCGATTGGTGGCATTAGTCTGGAAAACAATCGGATGAGCGGTTTCTGAAATAAGGTAAGTACCGTTAGCGACATACATTCGTCCCATCGCGGTGTTAGTAGTATCACTCAGCCGAAGTTCTTGGTTGCCTGCAGTTGCTGATAAATGCAACAATGCCCCAGGGCTACTAGTCCCCAGACCTACCCGCCCCGACGAGTCAATAACGAGGCTATTAACAGGTGCGCTGCCGTTGAAGCTGACGGCTTGGGTGACACCTGCAGTACCTGCGCCCTTAAACTGGAATCCGCCACTGGAGTCCAGGCGCATCCGCTCGGTGGGCGAGCCAGCATTATCTGAGGTCGTAGAAAAAACAAGCCTGCCCGGCATGTCACTGGTGCCAGGCGTCCCATCTACTTCACCGGCAACAGTTGCCGCTTCGATAAAACTAGTACCATCTGCACCGTGAAAAGTTAAAGTTCCAAGGCGGCTTCCACTGACAACCGCAGCATTTGAACCAAGTGTTGCTGCACCTGATCTTCCAAGAAGAACGTAAGCAGGGTTATTGCTTACATCATTATTAATTACGCTTAAAGCACCCCGTGCAGTAGAACCACCTGTTCCTTCTGTTTGAGTTAAAGAACTAAGAGTTGTGCCAAAGAAATTACTACGCGCTGTAGATGTGCCAACTAAGAGACGACCAGATGAATCAATCCTTAATACTTCCGAACCACCTTCTCCAAAAGCGATCGTATCAGCCGATGGGAAGAAGATGCCGGTGTTCGTATCTCCACTTGGGCTGATTGATGGAGCACTAGTACTACCTGCAGAAACCGTGCTTACTCCAGTAACAATCAATCCACCACTAGTAATATTAATTCCACTTCTTGCAGTAATCAGACCAACCGAGTCTACGTTGGTGACATCTTCGTAGCTAATTGTCCCAGCGATCGAAACATTACCAGTAAACGTAGCGCCAACTGCGGTAATGCTAGTGTTTGTTGCAATAACGTCACCAGTGATTTTAGTAAGTGCCATTATAGTCTTTTTTTAGTTATTTATCCCATAACAGCTTCAAACTTTTATCAAACACCATCACATATCTGTGTTTACGACTTCTGTCTTTCCACTCCCCTTCCGCACCTTTGACTCTTCCACGAGAGTGTTTAGTTCCGTCTGCAAAGTAGAAGTCTTTTTTAGGATCTGTGAGACCTGCATATTTAAAGTTGCAAGCCCGATAAATTGTACCAGTATGGTAATCTGAATCAGCATAAGAAATGATTGCTTTAACTTCAGTATCTTTCCGAAGTTGTCTAATCGCTCGTGACACAAACCAAGAAGTGATGTTATATTCGCGTGACTGCGTATCAGGGTGAATGCAAAGTCTTGAGAGTTCGAAGAGCCCTTGTTGTTCATTTCTTTCTAATCCAAATGCACCTTTTGCGATTTCTGGAACAGGTAATCCAGTGAAGATACAAACTCCACAAGCACCACCAATGTTCATAAAACAGAAATCATTATTCTTGTATAGACCGTAATTATATCCTACTTTGAAACCTTTTGACAGATCTTTCAAATAATGAAACCGCAGAAGTAATTCTGCGGTTTCGGACTTATTGATTCTGTCAATGTGATAATCACTTTTCATTCAACAAAAATTCTACAGTATTTGCAACATCATTCATTGCATCACGAAGAAGTGGTTGTTGCCCAGATTCTTGACGACGAATGGGTCTCGAAGAATCACAGAGCGTCCAACGCCATTGATTCATATCTTTACAATGCCAGAGATTAATTTTCATTCTTTTGATACTCCAAACGAATCCAGTTCAGAAGTGTATTGTAAGAATAAATCGCTGCATCGTTGCAGTTATTTTTTTCCATATCGTAGATATAATATTCTAATGCTTCAATGACCATTTGACGGTCTTGTTGTGAAATTAATGACATTGGAGTTTTATGAACTCAGAGCTCCCAGACGGAATTGAACCATCCTCTCCTGATTACAAGTCAGGTACATCGCCACTAAATGCTTTAGGAGCAAAAATCAATCAGCAGGTAACATTTCTGGATTTTCCAGTTCGAGTTCGAACAACATTGGATGACATTGTTCATCAATCAAATAGAATGATGTTTTATACAAATTATCTGGTTCGTAACGTCGTTCTTTGTCCGCTACTGATATGAGTTCCAGATCGTAAATTGATTCGTCTGGAAGTTCGTCAAAAGTAAATGGAATACCTTCTATAAAATACATCAGAACCAATTGAGTTCCTTGATTATACCAAACATATCTGGCATCAATTCGGTACTTCATAGGATGTTTCCTACTTTTGTGTATTTAGAGGATAATCCTCTAATAGCGGTGGCGAGATTCGAACTCGCACTGTATTGATTTTAAGTCAACTGCCTGCTGCCGATTGGGCTACACCGCCATCAAAACTCAAAACAGACTGAGTTGATCTTTTGATTCTACCACAAATGTAGGTGGGTGTAAACGACAGTATTCATTAAATGTGATCTTCATCTCTTTATTGGTCAGACCACAATTACGAGCGGCAGTTGGAATATTCCACTTAGCACCAAATAACATTTCCATTGAATATCGTGTTTCAGGTCTCATACGTAAGGTTCAAGTGTGGATGATTGAATGTTGGATGATGTGGTTCTGAGTCTGGTGTTTTCTTGTGCAGCTTGTTCGTTACCATAGAAGATCGCCCATCTCTCGTATTGTAAACTTGACCGTTCTCTTTTGGCAACATTGATTGTTGAAATCAGTGTATCCGCTTCAGATCTAAGAGTATCGATCTCTGCATACTTGTTTGTAACTTGAGTATAATAACTCGAACATCCACCTGTGTTTACAATAGTCGCGGTGTATCCGATTGCAGTTCCACCATCTTTACTTACAATATTAAAAGATCCTACACCAACATTCGAAGAAGATAATGTAGAGGTTGAATACGAAGCGGGATCGAGATCTACATAAGATCTATTACTCATATTTTGTACACGAACTTGGAATAGATCGTTTTTTAATTGACCATATCCAACCAAACAAGTTGAAATACCACCAGTGTAGTTTGTACAAATACCAGTGGATTGCCCACATCCAGTTCCAGGGCCAGCTCCAATGGCTTGAACAATTAAGTTATAAATTTCAGTTTTGATTGTGGTGATTGAACTTGCGATTGCAACAAGACGACTGTCTACATTGACTGTCATTGGATTGTAATCGTTAATTCGATCTTGAATTGAACGATCTAGAGGAGTTCCTTGTTGTTCTAATGCAATCAAGTCATCTTGTGTAATACCAACACGACTTGTGTCACTGACACCTGCTAAACCATCAACAAGAAACTTACCCTGTTCAATGACATTCAGATTTTTGTCAATTGTTTTCTCGTATTCGACTAAAATCCTTTGAGTTTCGTCTCTCATCGATGATTCCTCTTATAAGCGGCTGACCCGATTTGAACGGGCGACATCTAACTTGGAAGGATAGCGTTCTACCACTGAACTACAGCCGCGCATTTTTATATAGTACAACATTTTTGATGAATTGTCAAGATCCTCGACTGTAGTCCCATCCAGCGATAGAGAACTGATCTGATGATCCAGGATAATCAGCAGGAGTTTCTCCCTCGTATTCAATAATCAATGGCTCTCCATCGATTCGTGAAGCGTGAATGACATAATAACAATGAATATCAGATCCATTTCCAGATCTGATCACAACTCTTTTGTCTTCTTCAATTCTTTCGACAATCAAATCTTGAGAAGAACCAATCTGAGTAAGAGTTACTGTGATACTTTCTGGATCAATAAAATTCACCCAATATTCTGGTAGATTGATTACTGAATCTTTTGTTTTTCCACGGATATAAACACCAGCTTCTGGGCCTTCTAAACAAATGTGTCTCAGTCGATGCCCTTCTTTGTTTGGATGATTAACGTCAAATCCTTTCCAAGATTGAACATTAATTGTTCCTTGAAACTGACCAATGAATTTTCCACCAATGAATTGTTCAGACTTAACCAGATCACTTACCAAATGTCTTCCTTTGGTAATTACATTACCTTTGGTGATTCTATCTCCCTTTACAACATTTAATCCTTCTTGAGTTCTTACACCTTTATGAATTTTAAGACCAACGTGAGTATGTTGACCATCCACCCAAACACTGATCGGAGTGACCAGTGGTGGTTTTGTTCCTGGTATCGTTTGTGGGGCTGGTGGGCCAACATTTAAAACCGCTTTGGCAACTGGAGCAGAAAGAGGCAAACCAATAAAAACTGGGCCATTCAGAACAGAAGTTCCGTTTGGAGTTGCATCTGTTGGAAGATAGGATACGTCTGTTGTTCCTACAACCAACTTATGTTCAAAACCGTATTTTGGTGAGTTTGCCATATTAACCGATACTTAACTTTGTGCTAATACCCAAACCCTTGATCAATTGACCAATCGAAGTCAAGTCAAGATCTCCAGCAGCCGCGACATTCACAAATGCACTGTTCATTTCCATAAAACCTTTCGACACAATATTCATCGTATTCATTGCAGAGAGACTAATCTTTTCTGCTTGAAGTCGAACATCCATTCCTTTAACGTTTACAACCTTGGTTGCATTCACAGTAAAGTCACCATCATCACCACCACCTTGAGCAAAAATTCTTACATTCTTTCCCATTAAGATTATGTCACCATCTTCTGCATTCAGAATAATATCTCCGTGTTTGCAAAGAATATACTTCGCAGGATTGACACCAGTATTATCGTTACCTTTGGCTTTAAGACCAGCACCAAGAACTTCATAAGACATTCCTGGCGTGTCAAGAACTGCACGACCAGTGCCAGGCCCATTATTCACACCACCCTGACCAGTTCCAGAATAAAAACCGAATCCTTGAGCTTCTTGAGTGACGACTTCAAAAAGAGTTCTTCCGTGAATTGTTCCTTGACCACTCTGAAATGAATATCTAGCTGTGGTCTCTCTCGTGTATTGTTTTTTATCCTGGGGTGGAGTTTTATCGTAAACGGGATTCTTCTTTGTCATCTCTGAACACAATCAATAACTGTGACTATGGCATCTTGAGTTGTTGCAGCAAATTGTTTAGCTTCCTCAAGTTTAATAAATCTGAGAACAGGCAACAATCTCGCCCCAGCACCAGTGTCACTATTTATTTGTAACTCGGGAAGAGATGTAAATCCTGATCCACCATTCAATACATTGGCACCAACAATAAATCCATCAGACACGATAACTTCAATCTGAGCTCCACTGGTATCATCCACAATCGAAATTGTGGTATCATCTGAGTAACCATATCCAGTATCTTGTACAACAACATTACCAATTTCCGTGATGTATGAATTTACACCGTCACTGTTGGTGTTTGAATCGGGAATCACTTCTTTAACAATCTCATTTCCATTTTCATCGATTGATGTTTCTGTTGTGTTTGGTAAGTAACTATCACCAGGGTCTAAGATCACAACATCTACGATTCCAGTTTCTGTACCATTTGGATCTGGAACATACAGTGGATTTCCATCATCATCTTCTACAACAGTTCCAGTATCATCAGTCACGGGCGAAACTGGGCCAATAATGGCATATCCACCACCACCATATCCATTCTTACATCTATCGTAGAATGTAATCAGTGGAGGATCTGTAAATCCAAATCCAGAGTTATCAATTGCAACACCAATAATGTTTCCGATTGCATTGATGACTGCACTACCAGTTGCACTTTCTCCACCACCACCAACAAAATCAACGAGTGGAGGCCCACAACGGAATACATTACTACTACAATCTGGAACCCCAGCACCAGCGTTTGAAGGAATCATATCATCTACTTCTTGCAATCCTGGTGAAACAAGAGAACTCAATGATGCATTTCCTAAGATCTTGTTGAAATTATCAATATCTCCTTGAGCAGGCCCATATCTTGCAGACCAGTTCGTTGGAGTTGGGCATTTTAATTCATCACAACCCAGAATACTTAAGAACAGATTGGCATACTTTAAAGCTTGAGAAATAATTGAACTCACACTTCCTAAGATACCACCCAGTACATTGTTGATTTGTGAAAGAATAGGGCCAAGAGTGTTGTCAAGAACATTGAACAATTGACCTAACATATCACCTAAGAAATTCTCGACCACACATTGAGGAACATCAATGATTTTACCAATCATATTTGTCAAACTATCAATGATGTACTTGAAAAGATCTTTGATGATCTTTTCAAATAAACAGAAGATTAAATCAGTTAAGGTCTGTACGGATTTCCCAGTGTAAGGTTCTAATGGTTTTGGTGTTGTTGTTCCTAATAACTTGGATAACTTTTGATGAATTTCTTGAATTAACCAAGCACGAGCACGACGAATTAAATTCGTCATTGTATCAAATATTTTTCCTGCCGTCGTTTTTAAATCTTCATTGATGTTGACAATTTTACCCATTATGGGGTCAACGTAGACATCAAGAATCTTTTGATATCCATTCAACCTTTCAATAAAGTCAATCATAAACTTTTGAATTCTACCAATCTCTGTATCTTCACAGGGGCTTGGTAAAGTTAATTCATTGTCCTCAGAAACACTTTTCTGTTTACTTGCAACTGTTTTCTGATCTTTTGTAGTATCTGATGAGTGAGTTCTATTTCCTTCTTTGACTTTCTCTTCAACGATTTGATGTTTTCCAAGAATTGGTTGAGGAGGTGTCCAAGGCTGAAAACACGTTGATCTCTTCGAAGAATACTCATTCTGT